GCGGTGCTATTTGCACCAGCGTAAAACTCACCGGGGCTTGTTGCGCTGACTGTGGTTGTGCCAAGAGCCAAATAATCCACGCCGGACACCGCTGCACCAGCAATCGTCAAAGCAGCAGTACCTGTGACCGTGACCACGTTACCTACTGTGCCTGTAACCGTCCAAGCGCCAAAGGTCTGTGTGGTTGTGCCAAGGGCAATTGTGTGAGCAACTGTCTTTGTTGAGGCAAGTTCGGTGAATTGGTTGTTGCCGCTGATGGTCAGGGTTGATGTGCCAGTTGTGCCGCCAATGGTCAGCTTGTTGTAAGACAGCCCGTTGCCAGCAAATGTTCTTGCGGATGTGCTTGTGTCTGAAAGGACAATATTGGCCGTGCCCTTATACAAAGTCACGTTGGTAGATATTCCCCAAATAGCGCCAACACCAGAAATCGTCCAAGTTCCTGATCCCATTCTCAAAACAGTTCCTGCAATAGCAGAACTTGCAGAAAACAACCCCGTTGTCACGTTGTACGTCACAGCATCAAACGTGCCGCTGGTCAGGGTCAGGGTTCGTGCAGCAATAATTGTGAGTGCATCAGCAAGTTGGACTGTTCCAGTAAAACAATCAATCGTTAATGCGCCACTCCATGTATTGCCATTACTAGTAATCGTTTGAGTTCCACGACCAGCAAATGTCGGCGCACCTGTTGTTCCGGGTATGACGCCACTCCCTAGCAAAACATTCCCGTAGTAAAAGGGGCCGGAATTTGACCAATCAATCGTGCAGGCAGAAGTTCTGCCCGACATATTTAGAGTTCCGATATTCCATGCTGCGTTGGTTGTAATTGTGCCCGCGCTGCCGGTGTTGTCGAACACCGCAGTGTCTTGCGCCAAAGGAAAATTGTTGAGCGCAGGGGAGCCGCCAGAAGATGTGGCCCACCCTGTAGCACTCCAGTTCTGAGCGCCAGCTAAATTCCAATACACCGTTTTCGGTGCAGGGAACGTAATGCCAGCATTGCCACCACAATCTCCTGCGCGTGTAGGAGAAGACCCAGCAGCAGCGCCAAGAATGTCAATATCACGGAAGTCGCAGTCATCTGCAACCAGAGTGCCAACGGTCAGATCACGCTGAGTGCCAAGGGTGTCAGAGCGCAGGAAGATACGGCGTACTGCTGTGGCTCCAGCGCAGGTCAGTGTTCCTGTGATGGTTTGGTTTGCAGAAAGTACAACAAACATTAAACCAGAAACTGATGGCGCTCCAATCGTGAGGTTATTGAATGTGTTTGTGCCTGTAAATGTAAATGTTGAAGACGCTGTTTGCGTGTACGATACATTATAAAAAGTCTGACCACCAAAGTCATATGTTCCAGTCGAACCTGTAAAAGTTATTTGCGATGTGCCAGCGTTAAACGTCAGATTTGTGGCAGTTGTTAGTGATATTCCTGTGCCGCTACTCAGCGTAACCGTACTCGACCCAAGATTTATCGTCCTGACGTTACTATTGCTGGACGACAAAGAGCCAGCAGTGACGTTGAAGTTCTTTGTGTCAAACGTGCCGTTGGTTACGGTGAGAGTTTGAGCGGCAATGTTCAGCGCATCAGCAAGCTCTACTGTGCCGCCGTAGGAATCAACGGTAATGCTGCCACTAAACTGCTTTCCTGCGCTGGTAATGGTTTGGGTGTTGCGGCCTGAAAATGTCAGGATATTTGAAATTGTTATGGATGTTCCTGATCCGTTTGTCCAATTCCCGTAAATGGTAAAAGCATTTAGAGCAAGCGTCATTGCGCTTGTCCGACCAGACATATCCACCGTGCCTGTGTAAGGAATTAAAAGATCAAGCGTAATCGTGCCAGTCACACTGCCCGCATTGGTGAACGTAGCCGTGTCCTGAGCCAGCGGAAAGAAGTTGGTGTTGGGCGTTCCTGTGCTGGTGTCTGACCACCCGTTGGCAGACCAGTTCTGCGCCCCTGCGAGGTTCCAATACACCGTCTTTGGCGTAGACGCAGTGATTCCCCTGATGCCACCCAAATTACCAATCCTTGTGCCGCTGATCGGTGCAGCAGTGCCAATGACGTAGATGTCACGGAAATCAGCATCAGTCAGGCTTGGTGCGCTGTTGATGGTGAGGGTTTGGGCAATGCCGTAAGTAGACCCTTGAAACCAAACACGGCGGTTACCTGCTGTGCCTGTGGTGGACAGAGTGCCGTTGATTGTTGATGGCTGGGCAAAAGTAACGGACTTAACACCCGCAGAAGCCGGGGCAGCAACTGAGAAGTTGTTGAATGTGTTTGTGCCCGACATTGAAGCCGCTGTCGTTGTGGTGCTTGTTAGCGACAGGTTGTAAAACGTTGCGCCGCCTGTGGCCGAAAAGCTCACGCCAGCGCCGCTTCCAGAGCAAACAATAGTTGATGTGCCTGCGTTAAATGTCAGCCCGGTTTGCGTGGAAAAGTTAATTGCCGCCCCAGTGCCAGTGAACGTAACTGTACTGCTACCCAGATTGATCGTGCGGGTGTTGCTGTTGCTGGACGACAGTTGTGTTGCAGTGACGTTGAAGTTGTTGGTGGTGAAGGTTCCTTGAGTGATGGTGATTGAACTTACCGATACCAGTGCATCAGATAATGCAAGCGAGCCAGTAGCATTATCAACAGTAAGACTGTTGATGGAATTTCCGTTGCTTAAAAAAGTTGCCGCGCTAGTACCAAATTTCCGAAAATTAATTGCAGAAACTGATATTCCAGATTGAAGTGCTACGTTTCCGTGAAAATCAATAATAGGGGTTGACGCCCCAGCAATTGTTCCTGTAAAGCCTGTGAACGTAAGTGAGTTACAAGTTCGAGTTCCACTAACAGTACAAGTCACCGTACCCGATGCGGCATCAAAGAACACATCGTCAGCAGACGTAGGCACGGCCTGACCCCCAGCACCGCCGGAGGTCAAAGCCCACTTAGTGCCAGCAGTGGCGTTCCAAGAGTCAGTGCCACCAACCCAGTAGCGATCTGCCATGTTTACTCCTGCGGAGTTTCAACAGGCGGGGCAGTGACGATGGCAATCCAGTTGTCCACACGCTGCTGCTTCATCGCCTCAATCTCAGCATCCGTAAAGGCGTGATCATCAGGCAGATGCAGAGCATCAGCAAACTTACCGTGGGGGGTTTGGAATTCAAAGTCGATCTTAATCATCGACGCCCCCTTTAACCTGCCAACGACAGGGTGTACGATACATTGAGTGTGTCGCCCGATGTGACGGCCCTGTCACCGGGAGCGGAGAAATCTGCCGCAGAGAACAGCGTACCAGTCGAGCCGCCTTTGGTATTGTTGCTCACCAAGAATGCACCGCCCACAGTTTGGGTGGCGTTGATGTTAAACACCGCCACAGAAGCAGAGTTGGTAGCCACAGACGGATTGGCCGTCGTTGCAGTTGCAAAGGTGCAAGTTGGGCGGTTGGCGTTGCTGTAGGGGGTGACTTCAGTCCAACCGATGTGGGAGGCCATCGTGTCCGTCGCTGCCGGAGTGTTAGATGCACCAGCGCCATACAGGCCGATGTACCAAGTCGTGATCTGAGCCACGCTGGTTAGGGCCGTGCCGCACATGTATTGCAGCCCCTGATTGACCACGAGGTTGTGGTTGTCGTCTTCCCACTTGAGGTTGCCGTCTTTGTCAAAGCACTGAACTTTGAAATGGCCCAGAGCCATCATCTCTTCGCCAGAACGGGTGCCTGCCACCAGACCGGCGCTCATGGTGTCAACAGATTTTACGATTTCGTTCGACATGGAATGCTCCTTACGTGATACGGATGATCGCTGAATTGCTTGATGCAGCGGGGAATTGAACTTGAAAAGTAGTGGTAGACGTTTTGTCCGAACCAAAATCCAACACACAGACTGCCCCATTTGCCCCAAGCTTGTAAATCAAAGCGCCACGGGCCGTAAGGGCTGCGCTCCAAGATACGTTGTTAAAGGAAATGTAAGCCACGTTGTTATTTGATGTGGGCGTAACGGACACCGTCAAAGGCTGTGCAGAATACCCTGATGCCACAACTTCATTGTCTGAAGAGTAAGCCGTTGTGGTTGCGTCAAGTGTTGCTTCTGCTGTGTAAAGCGCAATGTAGAACGTGTCAGATGTAAAGTTAAATCCACCGTTCATCAGTTGCGTTTTAAACGCATTTGTGGCCGTTTGCACAATTGCCATTTAAACCACCGGATTCCTTACTTGACCATCACGATAAGCATCCATACGCTGCTTGCCGTCACCCAGATTCTTGAGCAGGGCCAACGACTGTGTGAACTGCTGCTGATAGAACTGAACAAGGTCAGGATCACCCTTCATGTAACGAATGGCCTCAACCATCGTTCCATTGAAGATTGCTGTGTCAAAGTTGTCGCCAAGCCATGTCGTGCCAGTGGAGTTGACCACACTGTTAACCGTGAGAATAAACCCACTTCCAGTGCCTCCAAGATTAGTATTGCTTGCACCAAGAGTGTTGTTTACAGCAAAGTAACATCCAGCATTGGAGATTGTGACTGATGTTACTGCCCCGCCAGATACAACAATGTCAGCCGTTGCGGCATTCCCACTTCCGCCAGTCAACGGTACATTAAAGTACGTCCCGTTTGTGTACCCTGACCCACCAGACGATATGGTGAAGTTACTAATGGCTGCCTGAACAATTGATTCCGGCAGGTAGTAAAAATGAAGCTCCACGCCATAATTTGAATTTGGCGTCGGGCCAAGAATAAAACTCAACTCATTTGTGAGTGCTGAGTTTGGCCCAAAGATGGCGTAATGCTTGGGAAGGCCCGTATCATTTGGTCCGGGGTAAGCTTCACGAATGAAGTTCACATCCTTATTCAAAAGATACAAATACTCACCGTTTGCCTTGATGACCGCAAGTGAATAAACAGACAGAAAATCATTTGGGGCAGACAAATACTTATTGTTTGCAGCCAATGTTCCTGTCATGTTTTTGCGAAGGCTGGCAAGCTGGACAGTGTTGTAAATGTTCTGCTCTGCGTTGCGAATCATCACGTTCATGTCTACCGTGGGAAATGTATTCTCACAGTAGTCCTGAACAGCGGTGACAAGATCAGAGTAGTTCATTTAAACCTCACGCCATCGGGCCACGAGCCATCAAGCCTTTTTTGGCGGCACCTGTTCCACGGATTTTAATGCCGGTGGTCTTTGGCTCAGGATACTTGTCCCGAGTCAGATTGCCAACAGACATCTTTACGTTGTTTGGAGTAGCAGGCAGGCCGCCCTGATAACCTGAATTCCTCAGGTCAACACCTTTCTTGCCGTCCATCGTGTGAGGCTCGGCGTAGACGCTGGCATCGCCAACCTCTTTGCCCATGAGTTTTTTGCTGTATGCCATGATTAGATCCCAACTTTACGAACACTGCGAACAGTCTTCTTTTGGTTTGCTACCTTTGCCAAGCCGCGACCCAGTTCACGCATCTGCATGTTGGTCTTGCCACCTTTGGCAAATTTGGTAGGCTTTTTGCCGGGGTGCATGTTGGCCTCATGCTTGTGAACTGCCTTCTTTGCGTCCATGATTAACTCCTTACGTTGTTGCAATTGTCACCGTGCCTATTTGCACAGTCAACACCAAATAATTTGGCGTCAAGCCTGCATCATCTGCACTTGCCCCGCCAACCGGATTCCACCCCCACTGAATCATCCTTGATCCATCTGTTGGGTTGCCACTTACGTTTAAACCAGCTTGGTAGTAGGTTGTATCGTTTCTTGGGTTTCTCAAAGCTTGTGGGTCATCAACCGGATACATGCCAAGCTGTAGCTGTGGATGATCTGGATCCCAGCATTCATCGCAAACAAGCAAGTTAAACCGCTTGGTCTTGATGACCTCTTCCTTAAGGGTCTTGAGTTTAAATCTTTGCCCGCAGCGATCACACATTGCAATCGCTTTTTTGCCGGCTGCAAACCTATTCCCCATTACGATGTACTTCCACCAATGAAGGTCTGCCTTGGTACAAACCGCACAGCAGCCTTCTCACGATCTTCACCTGCCGCCAGATTGAACTGCTCATCGTATACGGCCTTCAGCATCTCAATCCTTGGCATCAGGTCAGGAACCTTCATGGCAATGTGATAAGCCAACCCAGCCGCGCAGGCCGGAAGGAACCTGAAGTTCATGTCGCCGGTCTGCACACCGTTGCCAGCATCCTGCACACGGCGCATCCGCCAGTACGCAAAGGTGTATGTCTGCACCCCGTCAGGCACAGGCCAAACAGTGATGCAGGGCAGATTGGGGTTGTAGACCGTTGCGCCAGTCGTGTGACTTGCCGCAGTCGTTCCGTTTTGTGCCCGGAACACCCCACCAAGGGTGTTGCCAGTGATGTAACCGTAGTAGATGTCTTCGCTGTCAATCCGAATGAATCCGCTCGACGGCAGACTGGACACGGAACTCAAGACAATCGTTGTGGTGGTTGAGTTAATTGTCCCGTTTAAAGTGGCATTTGCCGGAGACACCTCACCAGACATCCGCTGAACCCAAACCTGAATGGGTCGGGCCTGCTGAATCTTATTGGGGATCGTTGCATAGGTAGAAACACTAATGCGGGTAATGTTCAGGTCTGCCTGTGTTGACGAAACATTCCCGCCTGTGCGAATCACATGCTCCATCAGATCAATGGTGTCTAATGGAAGAGCGTATGTGCTTAGACCTTGAGTAAGGTTAAACGCACCCTGCTCAATAGTCCACATGTTGATGCCACGGTTCTGCCACTCAATGGTCATCAGGTTCATTGACCGGCGGGCCGTCCTCAGGTCGTAACCTGTACGCATCTCCCGACCAGCACGTTCCCATGCCTCTTCAGCAAGTTCTGCAAAGTCAAGATCAAACGCCGTTGAGCCGGTGGTGGTCATTTATCGAAACCTCGATGTCTTCTGGGCAATGCTTTTTGGCTGGGCTACAAATTGCTTGCCTTTTGCTTTACCAGCCCGTTTGGCACGGGTTGTAGCAGCATATTCGGCAGGTGAGAGGGACTTGATTGCATTCTCCGGCAAGTATCGCTCACCCGTCTTGGAAGACGGTTTACCAGACTTGGTACGCCATTTTTGGGCTGTCCAGTCCTTGAGCGATTGTTGCGGGGTTTTCAATCTTTGTACCCTCCACCCTTGCTCTTGTACTGTTTTGCCAAAAGCTGTGCTTTACGGGCCGACCATTGACCTGCCCCGGTGCCTTG